TATTGAGGAGTTCTCCAGAAACTGTAGATTCATTTTCACTTGCAACTACAAAAATAAAATCATTGAACCCCTGCATTCGAGATGTGCTGTGGTGGAGTTTGGTATTCAGGGAAAACTTAAGCAAGAAATCGCAGCAGCATTCTTTGGAAGATTAGTATCTATATTAGAAGAAGAAAAGGTAACGGCAGACAAGAAAGTTCTTGCAGAACTTATCAATAAACATTTTCCTGATTGGAGAAGAGTATTAAATGAATGTCAGAGATACTCTGTTGGAGGTAAGATAGATAGTGGTATACTTGCCCACTTTAGTGATGTAAAAGTAAATGATCTCATTAAAAACCTCAAGACGAAAAACTTTCCAGAAGTACGTAAATGGTGTGTCAATAACTTGGATAATGATCCTGCTGTACTTTTGCGGCGTATTTACGATAGTCTTTACACTTCCTTGGTTCCTTCTTCCATCCCTCCTGCTGTTCTCATTCTTGCTAAGTATCAATATCAAATTGCCTTCGTCGCAGATCAAGAAATAAATATGTTAGCATGTCTTACAGAAATTATGGTGGAGTGTGAATTCAAATGATTAAACCAATGACCTTCCTATCAAAACCATCCATTTACCATTTACCTGGCACTTGGGAGAAACAAGATGATGTTCTTATTCAACACTTAAATCTTACACCTGATCAAGGATTAATTTTATTCTTTGGTTTAGTGTTGGGTGGTTTGGTTGCTTATGGAATCTATCTTACATTTGGGCCAGGCAAAACCAATCTGAAAGATCAGATTGACGAACATGCTAAAATGCATGAACTAGGCATCGCACATGGTCATGGTGGGAACAAAGAGGCATATGAGATGTCTGGTAAACTTAAACATAAACATGATGAAGAACAATGATTAGTAAAGAAAAAGTGAGGAATCAAGTTAAGTCTAGATTCTATTATCTATTTTGGGGTATTGCAACATTTTCTGTAGTAGCAGGACAAGTTTACGTTGGAACTGGTTATAGAAAAATGTCAGATGCCTTTCATAGAGTTATGGATGCTGCGGTTATAGAATTAGAAAGAAGTTTTGACAACAACTTTTATTATTAATGAGTAAGAAAGGATTAAAAACTCCTCTTCGTTATCCAGGTGGTAAGTCTCGTGCTTGCACTAAGATGGGTCAATACTTTCCTGACCTAAGAGATTATGTTGAGTTTAGAGAACCATTTTTAGGTGGTGGTAGTGTTGCCATACATGTAAGTAAAATGCACCCACATCTTAAGATATGGGTGAATGACTTGTATGAACCTCTTGTTAACTTTTGGATGAATCTTCAAATGTTTGGAGATGAATTATCATCCAATCTTAAAAACTTAAAAACTGCTCATTGTAATCAAGATTCTGCAAGATGCTTATTTGCAGAAATGAAAGATGTTATCAATGACAAAACTAAGACTGGCTTGGATAGAGCAGTTGCTTTCTATGTTGTAAATAAATGCAGTTTCTCAGGACTAACTGAGAGTTCTTCTTTTTCTGCTCAAGCTAGTGATTCTAACTTCTCTATGAGAGGTATTGAAAAGTTACCTGAGTATTCAGAGATAATTTCTAACTGGCATATAAATGGATACTCATATGAGCATCTTATGAGAACTGATGTTCATGACGGAGTTTTCATGTATCTTGATCCTCCATATGATATTAAAGATAATTTATATGGGAAGAAAGGTGAGATGCACAAATCATTTAATCATGATTCATTTGCAGAAGACTGTGATAAAAGTGATATGGATATGATGATAAGCTATAATTCAGATCAATTAGTAAAAGATAGATTTACTAGTTCTAAATGGAATGCTGCTGAATTTGATTTAACATATACTATGCGTTCTGTTGGTCAATATATGAGAGAGCAAAAAGAAAGAAAGGAATTGTTATTGATGAATTACAATCCAAAACCAAAAGTTCAATTAAGTTTTGATGGATGCTATAATTATAGTAAGTTAGAAACTGAGGGATTAGTTTGAATGTAGAAAAAATAATTCTTTTATCATTTGTTCTTCTTGATGAGTTTATCAAAAGAACTTTAATTGGAATATATTATGTTTGGCAGAAATTTGATTACTGGAATTTTAACCGCAAGTTACCCAAATGACTGAATTGAAAGATTGGTTGAACTCTATCAACTTCAATAAAACTAATTTAATAGAGGAAGATCCTTCAGAGATTAAGAACTATCCTCCATACATTATCAATCGTTGTTTGTCAGGTCATCTCGATTGTATTATGTTTGCTAATGAAATGAATAAGTATTCATTCTTAGATAAAGATATGCAATATTCTTTTTATCTAAATACACTTAGGAAAAAGAAGAGATTCTCTCCCTGGCTCCGTAAGGAAAAAGTCACGGATCTGGAAATCGTTAAACAATACTATGGTTATAGTAACGAAAAAGCATCTAATGCTTTGAAAATATTAACCCCTGAACAAATTAAATTTATTAAAAAACGACTTGACGTTGGAGGAATGAAATGACTACTACAACGGTAGAACCCGAAGTAAATTGGTCGCAGGAGCAAATGGTAGAAGTGCTTCTCAATGAACCAGACGATTTCTTAAAGGTAAGAGAAACTCTCACAAGAATTGGTGTAGCATCCAGAAAAGAAAAGAAACTGTATCAGAGTTGCCATATCTTGCACAAGCAAGGTAGGTATTACATTGTTCATTTTAAGGAACTCTTTGCCCTTGATGGTAAACATGCTAACCTTACTGTTAATGATGTTCAACGCAGAAATCGTATCACCCGTTTACTTTCTGATTGGGGTCTTATTTCTGTAGTGAAATCAGAATCAGTTACTGATATTGCACCACTTAATCAAATAAAAGTTTTATCTTATAAAGATAAAGGAGATTGGATACTAGAACAAAAATATAATATTGGTAAAAAAGGAAAAACTCAAGATACTGAACAATCATAATGAGATTTAAAGCATTAGTTTTCGTCAGACTGAGAGGGTCTGTGTCGGATGCTGCTGGTAACGCAGTGATGAATAATGTCAATAGAATTGCTCCTAAACTTCAACCACATTTGTTGAGGATTGGTAAAGCAATTGATTTTTGGTTTGATGCCGAGACTGAAGAAATAGCAAGAGAACAAATGGATCTGTTATCAGATAGAATGCTTGCTAATACTGTGATAGAAGATTGGGAGTATGAATTAGAGGAAACCGAAGAAACTGGTATAGGAAACATATCCAATGATAATGCTGGTACATCTAAACATCACTTGTTTGGGGCATAACCGAATCAAAATGTAGGGGATACAACATCCCCTTTTTTTGTTCTTCTTGTATAATTAGTAGTGTCGCCGTAAGGGACACAATTTACACACTCGCTTTTAAAGGAGAACTATGATGACTAATCTAGCAAGATATCATGCTGCAAATCTTCCAGATCTTTTTGATAAGATTACTAAGAACAGCATAGGGATGGATGAATATCTGAATAATTTCTTCAATTCAGATTTCCCACAATCAAATTATCCACCATACAATTTGATACAATTAAGTAATCATGAGTCGAAACTCGAAATCGCACTTGCGGGCTTTAAGAAAGATGAACTCAAAGTCTATACAGAGTTTGGAAAATTATATGTTGAAGGTAAGAAAGAGGAATCAGAAATTGATGGAGAATTTATCCACAAAGGATTGGCCCAACGCTCCTTTGAACGGGTCTGGACGGTCTCCGATGATACGAAGATTGGATCCGTCAAGTTTGTCGATGGACTACTCACCGTGGAATTGACAAAGATTGTTCCAGAACATCACGCTCGAAAAGATTATCTTTAAATTACATGAGGGTCTTTACAGACCCTCTTTTTATTGCTATAATATAATGAAGGTATATATGATGTATGACAATAAAATTAATTCTCCTAAAGTCAGGAGAAGATATTATCGCTGACTTGAAAGAAATGACAGTTGGTGAAGGTGATGATGTAAAAGTTATAGGATACTATCTAAGCAAACCATGTATTGTTAAGATGAAAAATCCTACAATTGCACCTGGTGAAAATCATCAAAAGACTGCTGGATATGAGGTAACTTTATTCCCGTGGATGCCTCTTTCAAATGATGATACCATACCAATTCCTGCTGATTGGTTGGTTACACTGGTAGAACCGATAAGCAGCTTAAGAAAAATGTACACTGAGGACATCGTAGAACATGGACAAGATAATCAAAGTTCTGGCACTAGTAAATCAACAGATTCTGATAACTGAACTTGCTGAAGTTGCAGCAGTGGTTCCTGGTGAACCCGATTGTAAAATGGTAAATCCTTTTATTGTTAAAGGTGATGGAACTCTTGAACCCTTTTTAGGAAGTGTCACAAGGGATGGCACATTAATGATTAGTTCTGATAAGATACTTACATTGGCAGATCCAACACCAACCCTACTCGAAAAATATCAAGACCTTACAGAATGAAATTCTACACCAATGTCCAACTAATCGGAAATCAATTTCTGGTTCGTGGAGTTGAGAATGGTAGAAGGTATGAACACCGTGATGAGTTCTTTCCGACTCTATTTGTCAAATCTAAAAAGAATACTAAATATAAAACGTTGAATGGGGAAGCAGTTGAAGCAATCAATCCAGGCACGGTACGAGAATGTCGTGACTTCTATAAGAGATACGAAGATGTTGAGGGATTTGAAATATATGGGAATGACAGGTATATCTATCAGTATATTTCAGAAAAATACCCAGAGGATGAAGTCAAGTTTGACATATCTCAGATTAAACTTGTTACTTTGGATATTGAAACTACGTCTGAGCAAGGTTTCCCTAACGTACAATCGTGTGTCGAAGAGATTTTGGCAATCACAATACAAGACTATACAACTAAGCAGATCATTACTTGGGGAAGTAAACCTTTCGTCAATAAGCAAAAGAATGTAACATATCATCATTGTCCTACAGAGTATGAGTTACTTACATCATTCATAAACTATTGGATGCAAGATGTTCCTGATGTGATTACAGGATGGAACATACAGATGTTTGACATACCTTACATTTGTCGAAGATTGCAAAGAGTTCTTGGTGAAAAATTGATGAAGAGATTCTCGCCTTGGGGTCTTGTGAGTGAAGGTGAGATACATGTAATGGGACGCACTCAGATTGTATATGATGTGGGTGGTGTAACTCAGTTAGATTATATGGATCTTTATAAGAAGTTCACCTATAAGGCACAAGAGTCTTATCGATTGGATTATATTGCAAAGGTGGAGTTGGGTCAGCAGAAGTTAGATCACTCTGAGTTTGATACCTTCAAAGATTTCTACACAAAGGGTTGGCAGAAGTTTATTGAATATAATATAATTGACGTGGAACTTGTTGACCGTTTGGAAGACAAGATGAAACTGATTGAACTTGCATTGACTATGGCCTATGATGCTAAAGTCAATTATAATGATGTATTCTATCAGGTGCGGATGTGGGACACCATCATCTATAATTATTTGAAGAGGAGGAATATAGTTATCCCCCCTAAGAATAGGTCATCAAAATCAGAAAAATACGCAGGTGCTTATGTCAAGGAACCGAAACCAGGAAAGTATGATTGGGTGGTTAGTTTTGACCTCAATAGTCTGTACCCTCATCTTATTATGCAATATAACATTTCCCCAGAGACCCTCTGGGAAACTCGACATCCCAGTACGAGCGTTGAAGGGATCTTAAATGAAGAAGTCGCAATCGATGGGAATTTCGCAGTTTGTGCGAATGGAGCTCAATACAGGAAGGATGTTCGAGGCTTCCTTCCTGAACTCATGGAAAAGATGTACGGGGATAGAGTTATATTCAAGAAGAAAATGTTACAGGCGAAACAAGCGTATGAAAAAACGCCGTCAAAAACCTTGGAGAAGGAAATTGCTAGGTGTAATAATATCCAAATGGCGAAGAAGATATCCCTCAATAGTGCCTATGGTGCTATTGGCAACCAGTATTTTCGTTACTATAAACTAGCAAACGCAGAGGCAATTACTCTGTCAGGTCAAGTCTCTATTCGTTGGATAGAGAATAAAATGAATGCCCACCTTAATAAGATACTAAAGACAAATGATATTGATTATGTTATTGCTTCTGATACTGATTCCATCTATCTTAATCTTGGTCCTCTGGTCGAGACTGTATACAAGGGAAGAGAGAAAACTAATGAGGGCGTTGTGGCGTTCCTTAACAAGGTCTGTGAAATGGAATTTGAGCCTTTTATTGACCGTTCTTACCAAGAACTGGCATCCTACGTAAGTGCATATGATCAAAAGATGCAGATGAAACGGGAGAACATTGCTGATCGTGGCATCTGGACTGCTAAGAAAAGATATATTCTAAACGTGTGGGATAGTGAAGGTGTTCGTTATGAAGAACCTAAACTAAAGATGATGGGTATTGAGGCAGTCAAATCCTCTACACCTGCCCCATGTAGAGCAATGATTAAGGATGCTCTTAAGATAATGATGAATGGCACAGAAGATGAAGTGATTGACTTTATTGATAAGTGTAGACAAGACTTTAAGAAGTTACCACCAGAGGATATTGCTTTCCCAAGATCAGCAACTAATGTCACAAAGTATGAGGCACATGCTACAATATATGCAAAGGGAACTCCTATACATATACGTGGTGCTTTATTGTATAATCACTATGTCAAACAACATAAGTTGGACAATAAGTATTCCCTCATTCAGAATGGCGAAAAAATTAAGTTCTGCTACTTGAAAAAACCAAACATCATACATGAGAATATAATATCCTTTATACAGGATTTTCCTCATGAGATGGGCATTGACAAGTATGTAGATTATGACTTACAATTTGATAAGTCCTTCTTAGAACCACTCAAAATCATTCTTGATGCGATTGGTTGGAATGTAGAAAAAACCATAACCTTAGAAATGTTTTTTACCTAAATGGATCTACCAATTAACCACAAGGACTTAAAAATCATCGTTAATGCCCTTGCATTAGGAGGAGACAGTAGACTTTACTTTCTACTTAAAAACGTATTAGACGACAAAAAACGTGAATTAAATGGAGATTAATTAATGGATTTTTTGAAAGACATTGTAAAAGAGATTGGTGATGACTTTACCCAACTCGCAACAGACATCGAAGAAAAAGAAGAGTTCATCGACACAGGTTCGCACATCTTTAATGGACTTGTTAGCGGTTCCATTTTTGGCGGCGTATCTAATAATAAGATTACTGCCATCGCTGGTGAGTCTAGTACTGGTAAAACTTTCTTCTCCCTCGCAGTGGTCAAGAATTTTCTGGACTCTAATCCTGACGGTTACTGTCTCTACTTCGATACTGAGGCTGCTGTTAATAAACCATTACTCAAGTCTCGTGGCATTGACTTAAAGAGACTTGTTGTAATCAATGTGGTAACTATTGAAGAGTTTAGGGGCAAGGCACTGAAGGCAGTTGATAAATATATGAAAATGCCCATAGACGAACGCAAACCATGTATGTTTGTGTTAGACTCTTTGGGGATGCTTTCCACAGAGAAAGAGATTAGAGATGCACTAGATGACAAACAAGTCAGAGATATGACTAAATCTCAACTTGTTAAAGGTGCTTTTAGAATGCTCACTTTGAAACTTGGTCAAGCAAACATCCCACTTATAGTTACTAACCACACTTACGATGTCATTGGTTCTTACGTTCCTACAAAAGAAATGGGAGGCGGTAGCGGCCTCAAGTACGCAGCAAGTACAATCATATATCTCAGCAAGAAAAAGGAAAAAGATGGCAAAGAAATCATCGGAAACATTATCAAGGCAAAGACTCACAAATCACGTTTAAGTAAAGAAAATAAAACAGTTGAGATACGTTTATTCTATGATGATCGTGGTCTTGACCGTTACTATGGTTTGTTAGAATTGGGTGAGATTGGGGGACTCTGGAAGAATGTCGCAGGTCGATATGAAATAGGAGGTAAGAAGTTGTATGCCAAACAAATTCTTGCTGATCCAGAAACCTATTTTACAGATGAAGTGATGCAAGCACTTGATGAAATTGCACAACAAGAGTTTAGTTATGGTTCGTGATGGAAACTGTAGAGTTTTTAATCCTACGCAATCTCCTACACAATGAAGAATATGTTCGCAAAGTAATCCCTTTTATTAAGTCAGATTACTTTGAGGATTATAATCAAAAAGTTGTATTTGAGGAGATAATAAAGTTTGTAGAGGAGTATAATCAACCTGCTACAAAAGAAGTTCTCTGTATAGAAGCAGAGAAGAGGCAAGATATTAATGATAGTTCATTCAAAGATATTACAGATTTAATCACGGGATTAGAAGATACTCCTAGTGAATTTAATTGGTTAGTAGATACTACTGAGAAGTGGTGTCGAGATCGTGCTATATATCTGGCATTGATGGACTCTATCCAGATTGCTGATGGTAAAGATGAAAACAAAGGTAGAGATGCTATACCAAATATTCTCTCGGATGCATTGGCAGTTTCATTTGATACTAATGTAGGACACGATTACTTAACAGATTACGAAGAAAGATATGAGTCGTACCACAGGAAAGAAGACAAGATCCCGTTTGATCTTGAATACTTCGACAAAATTACGAAAGGAGGTCTTCCGAATAAAACTCTCAACATTGCTCTTGCTGGCACAGGGGTTGGAAAGTCTTTATTCATGTGTCATGTGGCTAGCAGTGTCCTCCTCCAAGGG